CTACTGGCAAGGGCAAGCCTATTGCTGGTTAACAGGCGCACCAAAAGCTACCTTCTGCTATGTACTGGTAAGCGCACCAATCGAAATGATTAATGATGAAAAGTACCGCCTATCGCGTAGATTGAATTTGATAGATCCGCAAGGTGATCCTGTATTTTTAAAGAAGGCACAGAGCATTGAACGCAATATGATTTATGATATGCCACGATTTATGCGCGAATACCCGGATGCTAACCTTGAAACACCACGTGATGAATGGGCATTTGATATACCCATTGCTGAACGCATACATGAAAAGGTTGTGGAGTTTGATGCTGATGCAATCGCAAAGCTTCAGGAGCGTGTACCAATGTGGCGTGAATACCTTAATACCTTAGCACTATGAGTAAGAAAAACACAAACCATAGCATACAAGCTGCCACATATTTTGACCAAGGCTTTCGGGCCTTGTTCAAACGCTATTCAGAACGTACCATGACCCCAACAGAGTTTGTTGCCGCAATGGACGAACTTAAAGAAGTAGCCGAAACGAACTGCCGCAAGGATATTATACAAGCCTTTGACATGGGTTTTAAACTTGGTGTGTTTTGGCACATCGAAATAACCGAAACAAAGCAGGAGCAATTTAGATATCATGGCAAGGAATACTATCAGAATATATTTGAAGGAGGTGAGCATGACAACGGAACAACTTAAAGACCAGGTGCGCAATTCTATGCAGCACTACTACAACAAAGAGCAAGTAATCGAATTAATCAATAAGCTAAACAATGAAAGCAAAAGACAAAGCATGGCAACTGTACTCGAACTATTTTGATATCATTGAAGCTAACGAGCAATCAGGTCAGTTAGTACATACACACCTTCGCGCTATCAATGCTGCACTCTATTGCGTAATGGAAGCTATGAGCAATGCACCTACCGATGTGATGCAAGACTTTGATGGAACAGGTGAATACTACTCTGTACTTGCCTACTATCAACACGTGAAAAACGAAATACTAAAATTGAATGGGACAAAAGAAGCTACGATCGGTAGACGAACTGAGAGTAGAACGAATTAACCTACTCACCATGTTTGCAAAGGCTAAGACTACCTACCTTAAAGATAACCTGCATCACAAAATAAAATCAGTCAACAAAGAACTGTACACACTAACTAAAGAAATCAAATATTTATGAGTGAACAAAAGAAAGAAACAGCAATCCGCAAACTAAGCAAAACACTGCGTAGACGATTTCAAGGTGCAGCAGTCCATATCTCATGGGTAGAACTGGATGCATTCCTTAACATTGCACAGCAAAATGAAATGATAAATATCCATGATGCCTACAACGATGGCTACACGGATTGCAAAGCAGGATTACCAAACGCAACAATACAAGATGAAAGCAACACTGACCTTTAACCTTCCCGATGATCAGTACGAATATGAGTACACACTAAACGCTGCCCGGTACAAGGATGCGCTAAGTGATATCATGGAACTGATGCGCAAAACTGATAAGTGGAATGAGTATGATGAAAAGACTGCAGAAGCAGTAGCCAACTTATATGAACAGATGTGCGATATAGTTGAAGGGTTAGAACTATGAATCAGGATATATTAGACTGGATATTTGCAAAAAAAGATGGTGTGCGTACCATAAAACATTATGGTGATGATTACACTAAGTGGCATCATACATTAGGTGCAGAATACTTCCGTACTGATATAGACCATGTAGAGTTTAGAAGCGATAGGGGTATAGTGGCACTAATAGATACTACCGCTAAGTTTAAAGATGAAGCACATTTAATTAACTCAAAGCCTTATGTGTGGAAGCGAAGTGGTATGCAGCGTGAAGTATTAACAAATGCATCAAAAGCATTAGGTGTACCTGCATACTTTGTTCTTCATACAGATGACCTCACAACATTCCATGTACACGATTTGAGCAGACCATTGGATGAATACACTGCAATGGATGAACCTGCCTATCGTAAGTTTATTATGAACTTGTGATATCAAAAATCTTCGAATTATTGTGACACCTTGCGATAGCCTTGTTTCCAAAGAAACCTACCCAGTGCTTCACCTTCTGCATCCACCTTTTCCTCACTCCATTCCGGTTGAATGTGATGCAAGTATTCATGCACCAACACAATCAGATAGCGCATAGGTGGTAGTGTTGGATCTATCTCAATCAGATTATCGCAGTACAAACCATCAGCTTTTTCCCGGCCTAACTTTCTTTGAATAACTTTAGGATGTGGCTTGCGTTTCATCGTGCTATATTTGCAAGGTTAAAGTGTCATAAATGTGTTATGTTATTGATGATTCAAAGAGCCTCCAAACGTGGAGGCTTTTTGTTTATCGAATCTTACCATTCACTATGCGGTAATTGCTTACCTCAAACTCGCCTGTATCCATCACCTTCACATGAGCAAAGCCATGATGGTGCTTATTGATGGGCATATAATCAGGATGTAACTCGCATAAACACGCCACACTCCAACACGTTGTTAGCTTACCATTGATGTTAGGTTCTGTGTGTTCACTTGCCTGGTGATGATGACCACACAAAGCATTGTCTTTAGCTCGTAAGAACAGACCACGTGCGATGTTCACAGGACTAAATACAGATGCACCTAACTCATGCCCATGCAGTATTGTCAACTTACCTGCGTGTATTACCTGCTTATCCGGTATAAATTCAATATTCAATTCATCCAACTTCATCAAACTTGTAAATGAAAATTCATCCATACCCAACAAGTCAGGTGCATTGCGCATGATGTAGTGATCATATCGTACATCGTGATTACCACACTTGTAATATATCGCAGCATCTGGGAATAGCTTGCGTAGTGTGGTAAGAAATTGCCTTGTCATCAACACTTCATGCCCAAAGTTTCTTTTGCGTGGGTCTTTTTCAAAACGACTGATAGCATAGAAGTCGATTATATCACCATTTAGCAGTATTGTATTTACGCCATTTTCAAGGCCATATTTCAACGCAAGTGTAAGTGCTGGTATGTTGTGGTATGGTACGTGAATATCACCGATTATAAGAATGTTATTGTGATTTATCGGTAACTTGTAAGGTTGGTAGTTACTCTCCTGCGAAGGTGGCAGGTCAAAGGTGTTTAGTTCAGGTGCTAACTCATTAACTATGTGCTCAAACTCATTCAAGTTAACTTGCAACTTGTTCAAAGTACTTGCAGGTTTAGGTGCTGCATCATCTTTTAACTTCTTCACCTGTGCCCATCTTTGGTAATTGCGCTGCAATGTGGATGGTTGGCAGCTTAACCCAAAATCATTGATTGCCTGCAGTACCCTTTTCATTTGTCCACCGGTAGCTGCGTGGATTGCTTCGTAGATGTGATTGTAGTTAGTCATTACACGTCGGTATTTGTTTCGTCTAAGTCGATATCATCACTATCATCTGAACTAAATGCAGATGAAATACTATCTATCAATGTAACCGTGAAAAATGTTTTTACCGAATCAAATGTGCTTTCAATGCTTTTCATTATGCGGTCATAACCCGCACGCATTTCTTCATCAAACTGCCTTAACTCAACAATCAAAATAGCAACAGATGCTATTATCATTCCTATTATAAATACAATCATTCAACTGTATCTTTCGGTTTGCTCATTAGCTTTATCATAAACTTGAAAAAGGCCACACTTGCACCTAAGTATGCAAGCAACTTTGCCAACTCTAAGAAGATAGGTGGTATGTGCATAGTTTGCAAATTAAGACCTTCGAACATCGTGCCCATCATGATGAAACCACTTGATTTTAAAAAGGCCTCACCAGGTCTTGCTAAGTCGACATCAGTTGGATCAAAGTTGAAATGCATTGTAGTAATTGTTATGAAACTTGAAAGTGTGGAAGGTCTTTAAACGATGTCCAGTTACCCCCCCACTCAACTGCTGGATGCTGCTGTTCAATGATGTCGGCAAATGCTTTGAATAACTTAGGTGACCAATCTAACTTACCATCTTTTTTAAATGCAATATCAAATGCCTTCGATGGATAGGCATTGTGCTTACTTCCTTTCTTCAGTTGTGTGACTTTAGGACCGGGCTTTGTTCTACCCTGCGCATAAAGCTCCAACTGTTCTTTTTCGGTACGATGTGTACAAGTTAAGAATGGCTGTGGCAAATCAGGATGCAATTGAGCAAATGCTTTAGACGCATCTACCCATGCAACCTG